AATCAATTTATGATTCTTTTGGCTATCAGTTTTTATCAAGGGAATTTCACCCTGATAAATTTATATATGTTTCCGATTTAGTGAAACACCAAGGTTCAAGATATTGTAAGGTAAATCTTCATTCTTATAGAACTCATGGGACTATTGAGTTCCGGCAACATGGTGGCACGTTATCTTCAAAACGTATTATTATGTGGGTTCGTTTCCTGCAAGAGTTTGTGAAGTATACAAATTCTGATAACGTTCAAGATTTAGGGTGGGATAAATTATTTCATAGTGATGATGTTCGGAAATATTACACAGTCAAGCGAGATGGTTTAGCGTCACGGGAAGATAAGTTATGTTCACACGGCTACACCTATGAAGGGAGTTGGCAGTAAATGAAAATATACATCATGTTTGATTGTAGCGTCATATTAAAAGGTGATGCTGAACAAATCACCACCGTATTGTGGAAGCGGTGTAAACGGAAACATAAATCTGTTCAAGAGTATATGAGCTTCAGAAAAAAGATTGAAAAATCTTACTCAGGTAGTGTGATATACACCGATTCACCTGATAGCTTTGTTCAATCTTTAGTCGAGTGTGGGTTTTTAATTCCGCTTAACTAAAGTGTTCAAATAAAATAGTTTGATTAAACTGTTGACAATCAAACTATTTTATGTTTTAATTAAGATAGTAAACAAATCAATCAAGGGAAATAAAACCATGCCTGCTAAATTAATCGACAACAATACTGGAATTGAAAAACCAATCAAAAATCTTGGATGGTTGTTAAAAAACTGGTACACCGTTGAAGCATTAGAGGTGACGCGAGAAATTGATTCTATAAACCCTCCAAATGATTGCACTTTAAAAGCATATTGTTTAAATGGAAAAGTTTATATGTGCGATTTTGCTTCATATCCCATCTGTATTGAATTTCTTGACCGTCCCGTATTCAAAGGAAAATCGGTTAAAATCATTCAACAAAACGGTGAACAAAAAACATTCATTGTTGGTGATGCTGAATATAAAGTCATGATAGCTAAATTCAGTTAAAAATTCAATCTGTTAATGTGTTGACAACCTATTGATATAATGCTACTATATTAATAGGTTAAAAAATAAAACGTTCAAACAAAAGGAAACAATCAAGATGAAAACGATGACACATCAAGAAATGTTGGAATTAACAATTTCGATTCTCGAAAATATGAAAAACGGTAACATTTCCGAAGCTAAAAAACAGATTGAAAAACTCACACCGATTCAAGTTATGAAATTATTTGCTATGGGTCATCCATACCATGAAGAATTGGCAACTTTGAAAACTTTAGCTATCTACCACTGGGATTAATATGTCGAAACACCCCATTAAAATAGGGGTGTCTGTGGGAAGTTTGTTACTCCCACACTGATGATGACAAACAATTCAAAAGGAAAATCAACCATGTCCAACGTAAGAAAAGTGACTAACAAAATTCTCGATTCTATTAAAGAAGGTTCATTAAGTAGTGAACAGGTAATCATTGCTTGCATGAATTATATGTCTGAAGCGTCAATCGCAGATATGGCTTCCGATAACAAATGGTTTGATGATGAAAATGATGAAGATAGTGATGATGAAAATGATGATGATGAATAACCGCTATCAGTAAACGTTCAAAAATATAAAATATAAAGGTGAATCATGGCAAACGAAATTCTTGACCAAGTGAAAAAATCTATCGCTGATGGTGAAATAACTCAGGAACAGTGGTTAAAATCACTCATAGAGACGATGGATAAAATGGAAAAATTCGATTTTGATGATGATGACAATGAAGCAGATGCCAAATAATCAAACTTTCAAACAAAAGGAAAAAACAATGAAAAATAAACAAATCAGTTCAGAGCAACTTTTAAAAGCCATTGAAGATGGCTTAATTGACAAAGATGTGGTCATCATGGCTTTTGTCAAGGGTTTGACTGAATCGCAGATATCAGATATCTGCTATGATAACGAAATCTTCCTAGAGGAAGATGATGATGAAAAATAACTAAACATTTTCCCTCGGCAAAAAAAAATAACAGGAAGTTAGCTAAACTTCCATAACAATCTGAAACTCTTTTAATTTAACAGTCAAGAGATAGGAAACAAAACCTTCCATCTCTTGACTGTTTTTTTTTATTTTATTTTCATACACCATACACCGCTTACCTGATACCTGAAATTTTAAAATATTTTTTTTATTTTTAAAATAATTATTTTTTTATTCATACACCATACACCGCTTACCTGATACCTGAAATTTTAAAATATTTTTTTTATTTTTAAAATAATTATTTTTTTATTCATACACCATACACCGTACACCACATACCTGAAAGCTGATAGCTCTACAATTGAACTATCAACTATGATTGAACTATTTTTAATAGTATTAATTCAATTTTTAATATTATTAAAAATAAATAGTTTGGGGTTCAAATAACTAAGTGTTAAAACCCCAAACTATTGATATACATAAATCCTAGCATATTCACCTAATAAATAAACTTTAAAAACAAAAATATTTTTTTTTAATTTTTTTTTATTTTACATACACCGTTCACCATACACTTCACACCTGAAACCTTCCATCTGTATATAGGGTGAAACTATAAAAAATTGCTTATATATAGATAGATACGCGCGCGTAAAAACTAATTTCAAAAACTGTTGACAATAGCACCGGGTTTCGTTAGATTAGGTACATCAAACAAAACAACGCAACGGAGCAAAAAAATGTTTAACTTTAAAATCTCTATCACTATCGACCCCTCAGCTATTATCGGAGTAGTCGGTGACGCTGCACAATTTGTGGCGGGTAACACTATCGGAGCAGCAGGACATATTATTGACCTTCTCCCGAAAGCTAAGTTAACTGTGAACATCAAAACCGGTCAAAGTTACTACTTCAAAAATAAAGTTTAGTCGATATAGTCAACAGCTTTGAAATGTCTATCAAAGCTGTTGACAACCAAAACGATTTTCGGTAGATTAGTAGTACAAACAAAACGAAAGGAACCTTGAAAAATGAACGCATTAACAGCCGTTGCAGCCACAGCCTACGCTATTACCCTTTGGATATTTGCACCACAGAAACAATGGGACAAGGAAGTGGCAATCGCTAAACGGAACCAACAAAATCGCTCTTACGCTACACCTGAGCCAACCCCTGAGCCAACCCCGGAGCCAACCCCGGAACCCACACCGGAGCCAACCCCGGAACCAACCCCGGAACCAACCCCGGAACCCACACCGGAGCCAACCCCGGAACCCACACCGGAACCCACACCGGAACCCACACCGGAACCCACACCGGAGCCAACATCGGAGCCAACCCCAAACGATACCCCGACTAACTGGACTGTAAAGGAACTGCGGAAATTAGCACAAAGTCGGAACTTAAAATGGAAAGATTCAAACGGTAAACCTCTCAAAAAGTTAGAGCTAGTTAAACTACTCGCGGCATAACCGCCCAACCCCTTACGGTCAACAGATTTTAAAATAACACTCAAAATCTGTTGACAACTGACTCAAAACTTGCTACATTAGTATTAATCGAACAAAACACAACAAACGGAGCCAAAAATTATGTCCGCATTAAACAACCAAACTAAAGCTATTGACGAACAAGAAGCAGCGTTACTCGCTCAACTTGCACAATTACAAGCCAAAAAACAAGCTGTTTTAGATTTAGAAAGCGAGTATACGGCAACTATTGAACACGTCAAACGCACTATGGATTTGATGAATGCCGCCGGTCTTGATAGCCGGAATTTGTTAAAAGACCTCGCTGCCTTAGTTACTCCAGCAACCGTTACTTACCGTTCGGCCCGTGCTACCTCAACAAGTGGAGTTAATACAAAATTGAACCGTCCGGGTGCAGACACCCAAGGTGGGCGCGCCTGGAAAATGTTTGACGACATCTCGTCTGAACTGGGCGAAGTACAAACGGGCGAAGTTAAGTCACGGGCGGCGGTGTTAATGCCCAATGACTCTATTCAGAATGTTATTTGGCATCTTAGCAATTGGCGTAAGGCTCAACAGATTGCAACCGCTTCCCCTGTTCCCCCCGTTGTCGAGTCTGAACCGATTGAACCAACGCCTGCTCCGATTTTTGAAATTTCCCCTCCTCCTAAAGTCACTGATGCTGAAATAGCCGCAGTTGATAAACGGATTCGGATTGAAGCTGAAGCCAAAAAATCTTCCGCTAAAAAAGTGAAATAAGTTCACCCCCCCCCACCCCCTGAAATGGGGGTTTTTCCCGGTGCGACGTATGACCGATTTTATCTGAGTTAATTTTCAAAAGTGTCCAATTTTTTTATTTGACTTATTTTAAATCTTTAAATCGTCATTGATTTTATCTGAGTTAATTTTCAAAAGTGTCCAATTTTTTTATTCGACTTATTTTAAATCTTTAAATCGTCATTGATTTTATCGAGCTTATTTTCAGTTTTGTCCGATTAATTTATTGACTTTTTTTATCTAAGTGCATTTTTAAAAACGTCTGATTTTTTAATATAACTATATAAAATTTACACCCTTATATAATATTTAAAAGTGCTTGACAAGTGTGATATAAAATGATAATTTTATCACATAAACTTAAAACAAAACACGATGAAAAACAAAAAAGTTGTTGAAACTAAAGACGTAAAATTACCTCAACCTATTGAGATAAAAACCACTCAAGCGCAAGATAAAAAATCATTAGATGCCAGAAAAAGTTTAGGAATTTAAAAACAAATATCAAAAATCAAAAAAAAGGATAAAAACAAAATGACTGAATTAACTAAAGGGTTAAAAAAAAGCATCAAAGAGGTTTTGTGGGATTATCATTGGAATATTAAACACTCTAACTCAAAAAAAATATTTACATGGATAACCTTTCAAAACAATTCTCCAATATAAATCGTAAAGCATTAAAGGATGTAGGCAAATACAAAAAATAAAAATCTCAATCGACATTTACACTGTAGTATGATTAAAACATTATACTACAGTGTAAAAAATAAAAATTATAAATAGCAAAATAATTGTAAATGATTAAGTTAGATGTTATAATTAATTTATTGTAAAGTTGAATCAAGAGGTAAAAATAGCAAATGAAACACACGGCTAAATACTGGAAATATATCGGTGACAGAAACGCTACTGATAAGATGTGTAATAACTCTTACGGTTACAGTTTAGAAGTTTTAAAGTACCTCCACAACAATGCAGGTAAATCTGGATTTACTGATGTCAACGTTAAGATGACAAACAAAAATGAATTTGGTCAGACAATTGACGGTGGTTTTGCTGTAACAATTTCAGCACCCAAAGAGGTGTGGGAACAAGCGTTAATCGAAGTAAACAAAACCAAAGCCGAAGATGTTGAATCAAAACTCAAAGCGGGTCATATCAAACTTACAAGCGATGGAATTTACAACAATTTCACTTGGGATGATAACAAGACTCAAGTTTTTGATTACCCATTTCCTGATAAAGATGATGACGAGGATAAAGATGATGAAGATGATAAAAATGTGGATGACAACATGATTACTGTTCTAAAACAGGGATACACAATATTTACTTACAAAGAGAAAAAGTATTGTTTTCAATAACAATTAATTTTTTAAACTATCAATCCCTATTAAAGATAGGGATTGTAAATTGAAATTTGAAGCAGGGATATGTTGTTTTTAGTCATAAAGATAAAAACAACAATCACTAAATATATTTAGTGATTGAAAATTAAAACCAATCACGGCATTGTTTATTGTTTTAGTCATTTTAAAAAATCAAGATAGCCATTGCTCGATTACGACAGTGGCTATTGTTTTAGTCATTTTTGGTGGTACGCTCATCCCAATCATATACTTACCAATTTTGTCATTTTTAGCTTGGTAGTCATCAGGAAATGAACCTAAACGTTTCCACTCTCTGTATGTTAACCTTCTACAAACATCCCAGTGAGTAAAAGTGTCTGAAACGGTGAGTGAATTGGATAACATTTTACCATCAAGTTTTTTATGCGCCCAAAGACGTTCTTTACCTTCTTTTTTTTTTACAGCAGAACAGTAATCCTCTCCTGAATTTGTTAAATGCCACCATTTTAAATCGCAAGGTGCTGGTGCAGTCTCTTTAATCTCATCATCAGTAAGCACCTGTAAATCGCTTGTGGCCTCACCCGCACTGACCCACCTATGTTGAGGTGCTAATATCAATTTAGGCTTGTCTATATCGTTACGCAAAGCTATAAAAAATACTCTCTCACGTCTTTGAGGTACGCCACAATCTGCCGCATTAACTAAAAATAATTGACAACGATATCCAACCTCTCTAAACCTCTCCATTATCAATTTAACATAACCTTTAGCATTACCTTGAATCAAACCCTTAACGTTTTCAGCAATACAAACTTTAGGTTTTAGATAATCAACTAAATCTAAATAATCAAAAAATAAATCATCTAATATTTGCTCTGATTGCCCTTCTCTAAAATGCTTTTTTTTACCCCAATCTTTTTCACGATTACCCGCCATTGAAAAAGAAGAACACGGGGGTGAACCCGATAATATATCTAAATTAAAAAAATCATCAGGTAAACTTTTATTATTTACTAATTGCTTAACTGGGCAAAGATAGTAATACTTTGGTTTTAAATTTAATTTATAGTGATAAGCCATTTCAGCATCAATATCATTACCACCAATTACATTACAGCCAGCCAATTTATATCCTAAACTTGACCCTCCTCCACAAGCAAATGTTTCAAAAACATTTATATTATTTTTAGGAACATCATCTAAATCAGATATTAGCCATGAATGCGGATTTTTAATTACCATCAACTTAACCATTGTTCAATAACTGCTTTTGCAACTTGCTCAGTCATTTTAGGTGGTACGCTCATACCTATCATGTATTTTCCTATCTTATCAGTTTTAGCAATATAATCATCAGGAAATGAACCAAGACGTTTCCATTCACGATAAGTTAAACTCCTACATTTATTCCAGTGAGTAAGAACCACACCAGCTAAAACTGTGTTTGATGGTTTTTTATCACTCAACCTAACACCGTAATAAACACCCCATTTACCATCATCAGTTTTTGAATTTACAATATCGCCAGGTATAGCATTGTTCCAAAATTTTGATTGCTTTTCAGTTAAAATATTATCTCTAATTTCATCATCAGTTAATGTCTGTAAATCAATCAAAGCCTCACCCGCACTAATCCATCTATGAGTGGGATTTAGGATTAATTTAGGTTTATCAATATCATTTCTTAAAGCACAAAAGAATACCCTTTCACGTTTTTGTGGCACTCCACAGTCAGCAGCGTTTACCAAAAATAACTGACAACGATAACCTATTTTTTTAAATCTATCCATAATCATTTTTACATAACCCTTAGCATTCCCATGAATCAATCCTTTAACATTTTCAGCAATGCAAACTTTAGGCTTTAAATATTCAACTAAATCTAAATAATCAAAAAATAAATCATCTAATATTTGCTCTGATTGCCCTTCTCTAAAATGTTTTTTCTTACCCCAATCTTTTTCTCTATTTCCTGCTGTTGAAAAATTTGAACAGGGTGGCGAAGCATCCAAAATATCAAGATTAAATAATTCATCAGGTAATTTTTTATTTATCAATTCTTTAACTGGACACAAATAATAATACTTTGGTTTTAGATTTAACTTGTAATGATAAGCCATCTCAGGGTCAATGTCATTGGCTGCAATAACATCACACCCTGCTAATTTATATCCTAAACTTGACCCCCCTCCGCAAGAAAATGTTGAAAAAACTTTTAAACCGTTTTTGGATATGTTTTTTAAATCTGACAATAACCAAGCGTGAGGATTAACCATAATTAGTTAAAAGAAAACCCACATTTAGGACAAGTATGTTCAAACTCAAAACCATCAGTGTCAATTTCTTTGGTTGACGATGATTTTACATTACCATCATCATCAAAATCGTCACTGATATCATAATCATCATCTGTTATATCACCTAAAAGTTTTTCAAGTTCATCACTATCAAAACCCAAATCCTGAAGATTGATATTTTCTTGTAACTCTTTTAATTCTTCAACTAAAATATCAATCTCCCATTCAGATTCAGCAATTTTGTTATCAGCAATCCTAACAGCTTTAACTTGCTCATCAGTCAAATCATCACGAATAATAACAGGAACCTCTTTAAGCCCCATCTGTAATGATGCTGTATGTCTAGCATGACCTTTGATAATCACAAAGTTTTTATCAACTACAATTGGTTGGTCAAAACCCTGAGCTAGTTGTTTAATCAATTTGTCAATTTGTGTTTGTGGATGTTTTTTGGTATTTTTTGGATATGGTTTGATATCCTCAATATTGACAACTTGAATTTCTTTAAATTTCATAATCTAAACTCTCTCCTTTTTGATTTAAAATGTTTTTAACTTTTAGAAGTTATAACTATGGAAACAGGAAAAACAAAAGCTAGGATGCAAGATATTAAAATTTTTGGTATAGCAAACCAGTCAAGGATTGCATATAAAAAACATAAAAAAAATAAACACATCAATATTGTTTTTATTGGTGACATTTTTAAACTCCTGTTGAACCAAAACCATTTTCACCTCTACTGCTAGGAGACGACAATTCCTCTACTACCACAATATCACCAATATTGTTTAATTTCAAAACCTTGGATATCACTAATTGTGCCACTCGCATTCCTTTAAAAACTATAAAATCATCCTGACCGTGATTAATTAAAATCACACCAATATCACCTCGATAGTTAAAATCAATTAATCCAGGTGAATTTAAAACGGTCACACCATGTTTAAGAGCTAAACCTGAACGTGGAAACACTTGCAGACAATAATCATCGTTTGTTAATTCCATAGCCCATCCAGACTTAAATAAACCTCTTTCACCAGGCTTTAAAACACCACTGTCAACAGTTGTTAGGTCTAACCCTACATCACCATAGTTTGCATACTCAGGGATGATTGCATCAGGATGTAAACGTTGTAATTTTAAGTTGGAAAAATCAAAAATCATGGTTTTTATCAAAAATAAAAATGTGTTTTTATTTGCAATGCACACTACTGGAATCAAACCAGTCTAAATGCGTACAACAAAAACATTATATCATGTTATCAATAAATAAAGATGCACCTTGGGAGAATCGGACTCCCCTAAGCCAAATTATGAGTTTGGAGCATTCACCAGATTGCTAAAGGTGCATTAATCTTTATATCATAACATTAATTTCTTTAGATTGACAAACCATATTTTTTAGCCCATTTTCTAACAGCGTTATCTGAAACATTATATTTTTTATCTACAAAAACCCACGTTTTTAGGTTTTTTAAATCTAAAGTTAATTGTTCTTTTGTTGGCATGATTTTACTTTTTATGCTTATATTGTTGCATTCTTTTGAACAATATTTAACATTGTTGTAAGGTGTAATATTATTGCATATCAAACAATGATTTATTTTTTTTTGGTTTCTTATTTGATGTTGTTAAATTAATCCCTTTATATGGCGCACCACTATTTATCCATAAATGTAGTTTTATATGTTGACCTCTTTCTAAAACAATTAAATTTTCAATTTTATTATCATCTCTAATACCATTTAGATGATGAACAACTTCATTATTTTTTAAATACCTTCCTATGACACTTTCCGCTATAACAATATGTTCATATATATAACCAATCCAATTATCGCTTTTCATCGAATTTGGATGCTCTGGTTTATATATTAAAATGTAATCATTTGATATTCTTTTTGATTTTATGATATATACTGTTATTACTATTTAAGTGTTAACAGTATTATAATCGAACCTCTCTATTATGTCAATAAGGGTTCGATTATATTTTTATCAACAAATTATGAGTTTGCCGCTTCCCCAATCAGCCAAGAGTGCATTATTTATTAATAATAACATTAATATTATTAAGGTGCAAGTCTGGCTTTACCTAGACGATTTTTTTCATACCAAGCTGCAATCTCTGGAACCCACTCTTGAGTGTGATTCCACATCAAATCAGCAAGTTTTTGTATTTCAATCTGAGCATCTTTTTTAAATCGCATATCTAAAAAATGTAACAGTGAACGTAGGTTACAACTCATAACAAAATGTTGTCTAAAATCAAACGGAATCATCCCTCTAGCGTGTTCCTCTGACATTCCTGATTCAATGTTATCTTTGTAAAGTTCACAGGCTTCTAAACAGTAATCCCAGTGTAATCGTCTTTGCTCAGGTGAATAGTAATATTTATCCCCTTGGCGGTCAGAGTATTCTCCAATAGGACGCAAGTAAAACACATCCTCTAAATCACGTTTACCTTCAATAACATCAATTATCCTTTGACCTGAATAACGCATCGACTCTACGCTAAAAGAAATTAATCTATGTCGTGTTGCTTGCTGCATTACACTGTGAGGAAAATAGCCAACGTTAAATACTATGTAAGCTGTTTCTGTACAACTCCAATGACCTCTATCGCCAGCTAACAATCTTTTTACTGCTATCTCACCACACTCTTTTTCTGACGGTGTTTTTCCAATGTTTTCAAACACATAGTTTTCGCTATAACATTGGTGTAATGCAAGATAAATAACTTGCTGAGGATTTGGTGTACATCTGATTACATCAACTCTAAATTTATCCATTATCTTTCTCTAATAACTCAAGCATTTTTTCTAAATATGTGATAGCTTTTTTGATATCTTTTATGATATCACCTTTGACTCCGCATCTGAAAAAATATTCAAAAGCAGAAGACCAAAGTTTAAAAATCATCGGATGATTTTGAAAAATCTCAGAATGCTCTAAGATTTTTTCTTCAATATCCCAAACCTCTTTACAACCATCTAATTTATAGTAATTAGGTTTGATGTTTTTTATTACACTTTCATCAAGCGGTGTAATTAATTTGATTGAATCTAACGATTTGATGTAATCAGCATATTCATCATCGCTATTTGGATTTTTAACTTTTAACAACAAATCCTCTTTTGCTTCAAGTTTTTTAACAGATTCAAAAAACTCTCTATCTTTTTCATCTTTATTTAACATTTTTGTTACCTAATAAACATTCTAAAATATTTGATTTCATTAAGAACAATCTATATAATAATAAATATTGTTCTTGTAAATCCTTAGAGGGATATCCTTTGATTTCTTCTTTGGCAACAGCCAATCTAAACTCTTGTTCTGTTGTCAGAGTCAAACATTCATCAATATCTTGAAATTCTTGAATATCATCCATTAATTTTTAATCCATTGTTTTAAAAGGTTATCTTTTACCATGTTTTGTGTCATCAACTGAATCAAATAGTCTTGTGCTTCTGGTAACGTCAATTTCATGACATCATCAGTCAACAATCTAAGTTTTAATCTTTGCTCAAGGGTAAGATTTAACTCACTTGTTTTATTCACAATCGATACCAAATCATTTTCTTGATTTTAACATAAGTATTATAATTGTCAATCTTTTTTATAAATAATGAAAAACCTATCAGGGATTTGTGACAATTCAATAGCATAACCCACATCATTATGATTTTTGTATTTATCAACATTTTTAGTTGCGACAATCATCAGATGTGGCAAATTTGGGACAACCACAGGGTCATCTATTTTGAGTTCAGCTAAAACTCTTAAACTTAATCCTGTATGTGGTTCAATCATTATTTTAACCTTTTTATGAAAATAAAGATAATTGGACAGTGTTGTTATCGATAAATGAATCATCAACGATTGATTGACTTTTTGACAATAAATCAGTGTCAATAACAGTCAAAATTTCATTTCGCAACTCTTTAATCTTATCTTGATAGTAAGATATTGAATACTCTCCCTCAACACCCTTACCCTTATCAGTCTCATAAAAACTGATAACATCTCCGGTTTTACCCAATTTTAAAAGTTCAATCTCACGTTTTCTTATTTTTCTTCTAATTGTCAATTTTTCAATGTCATAATTACCAGAGATTATCAAATCTAAATTATCTTTAAAATATTTTTCAGCATCATCTGGAGATTCAAGATAATTTTTTAGATAATCAATCACAAAGTTTTGTTCTAATTTACAAATATCTCTTTTTCTAAATTTACCCGTAGCTTTAACTTTTCCGTTTTGATGAAAAATTATATAATTTTTACGAAGTCCTATTTCCAAATCATTATCGACAGATGGAATGTACAATGCTTTTGCTTGCCACTCATGTTCCATTCCAATACCCGTAGGTAAATTGTCACGCACAAATTCAAATATTTTTTGATTTTTACCTGACAAACAACTAAACATCACACCGTCAGTATCAACTTCAACAATTTTACCATCCTCTTTTTCAATACAATCAACCATCAATTTTGCAATCCTTCTACCATAAGCTGTTACCAACGCAGCAGCAATATAATCATTAAAAGCTATACCATTTGTAGACAGTGAACCATAGGCACTGTTGAGTAATACTTTTAATGCTCCTTGCATTTGATTTGCTTCAGGGTCGGTTTTTGCAATACCTTTTAATCTCAATCTTTCCTCTAGTAAATATTTAATTATTCCTAGTAATTTATAATCTTTATCTTTATATGATGTTATGCCATAAACTAACATTATTGAAGGGTAGAGGGAGCTAACGTCAACTTTTGAAGTGTTGCGATGTAACCCTGAATAACCTACGGTATAACCACCAACATATTTACATTTAGGGTCTGATTCAATTACACCTTTACCAATCTCAGGATATAAATCTTCTAACACAGCCTGCCATTTAGTACCATTTCCAGTTGTGGCAAGTTTTTGGACATTCATACCCGGTACAAACAATTGCTGATAGTAAACAGAAGGTAATAAGAAATCAGTCAATAACTCAGTATCATCTAAATCATATTTTAAATACTCCTCAATTTTCTCTAAATCACCATTTTTCCAACACTCCTGAATCTCTTTGTAATCTAATTCTAATCTTTGCTCTTTTCGTAACCCCATTTGGATTACTGATTGTTTAAGAGTGTGTGAAGTTAAAACTCGTTTAACATTATCTAAAATCAATACTTGATGGTAAATGTCAATCAAGTCAACACCATATAGGTAACATGATTGAAAAGATATTGCTTCACCAAAGACTTGCGCTGTTTTTACTGTAATCCGATAATCAGAAGTTTTAAATGGTTGCTTTACACCCAATATTTCACACCTTTTGATTATAAATGGAATATCAAATTGTAGAGAGTTGTAACCTGATAAAATTTCAGGTTTATTATTTTTTAACCATTTAACAAATTTTTCTAATAATTTTTTTTCATCTTTATCAGTTATTAAAAAATATTTACCAGTGATAGAACATTTTAAACCAATATAAATAATCCTATCTTTTTCAGGGTCAAGTCCTAATGTTTCAATATCAATATATGTTTTATAAACATCTTTAAACGGTTTTAATGTTTTTGTTGGCTTCCAATCAGGGATTAGTTTTGATGTTCTGTCAAATATTTTTAATTTATTTTCATCAACAATCACATTACCATCAACAATCTTACACACTTTTCTATTATCATCAGCTTTGACATCACCATCAATAGGTTGAATTATAACCTTTGACTTATCTACCCATTGTTCAACATTATCAATACCTAATAAATCCTCATGTATTAATTTATAACTATTTTCATTTTTATCTAAAACTAAAAAGTTTTGGATGACATTATATTTATCATCAGACAATGGGACTATAACTTTAGCTTTTTGTTTTGTTTTCATTGTTTTAAATACTATTTGTTTTGCTTGTCAATCTTAATTATAACACAGTTGTCAACAATTAACAAGCATATCTAAAATTAATAATTTTTAGGTTTAACAACCGATTTCACTTGGCAAATAGAACGAGTTAACAATAATGGAACCATACCTAAAAAACCAGTATGTCGAGATTTACGAAAATATATTTGTAAAATTTCTTGGTCTGGTAAATCATCTAATTTATTGGGAGTATTCACACTATTAAAATAATCAGTCCATAACATTGCCAGGTAATCAGCATGATTTTTAGCTGTTTTGCACCAACCGATATCACTCAACCCAGGTACTTTATCAGTTGACCGCGTTAAACATTCATCACTGACTTGTGCCAACGCAATCATCACACAATTATTATCACGAGCATATTGTTTACACCACTGAGCCAATTTGTCAATTTCTGAAGAACGATTATCAGATTTAGAATTACTCTCTGCTAACAACTGAAGATAGTCAAGAAATATTATTTTAAACTTACCATCAAAATTTTTCATCCTACTTTCTGTTGCTTGTTTTTCTGCATTAATTATATTATTTTTAATTTCTGAGATACCAGGATTACAACCTTTTATGGCTATAGTGTAATCTTCAGTGTCGCTCGATGACTTATATAAAGTTTCAAGATTTTGATATGTCAATTTATGTCTTTCACGGGTAAGTAATCGAGAATTTATACTATTATCTGTTGCAAAAATCCTTCCTGCTATTTGTTTTTCTGGCATTTCACCTGATAAAAACAGAGTTGGTATTTCTTGCTTACCAAATTTATATAATAGACTACAACCAAAAGCGGTTTTTCCTATACCAGAGGGGCCACCAAATATTATAAAATCACCTGGTTGAAAACTTCCTACTGCATCATCTAAATCATACAATCCAGAGTGATAACCTAAAATCTTATTGCCTGAAGCAATATTATCAATTTCATCACCAGCTTCAATCGTAAACTCTAAAGCTATATCTTTCCATAGACAAGATTTTTCTTGCTCTTTTGCTTTTTTTACCAACTCTTTAATTTCTAACAATCTCCCCTCTGCTTCAAAAATAATATCATCAACATCTTTATTAAAATCCATTCTTGATTGTTTAACAATATCATTACCCTCTTGTTCTAGCAACCTTCTAGCGTGTTTTTTTAATAAAATATTAGCAATACTTTCTATATTTGTGATGTTTGGGATATGACTTAATAGACTTTTTATTTTTTCATTGCCACCAACAGAGGAAAAACTTGAATCGTTGATTAAATATTCTCTAATATTTTGATAATTTAACCTTTCTCCAGATTCCTTTATGGCAACACAGGCTTTAAATATTTTTTTATTAGAGCTACTAAAAAAACAATCTTCATTTAATATATTTGTTATTGGAATATAACTTTTTTCACCATCAACTATTAGAGAACATAATATTTTTTCTTCAGTTTCAATAATAAAATTATGCTGTGTTGGTGAACCAAAATAATAATTTTGATTGCTATTATTTTTAGGGTTTGATACAACTTTGAGGTGATTTTCTGTTGAAATATTCATAGCTAATCTGAGGAGATTTTATACAATCTATCATAGCATCAAATTGTATAAATGCAAATATTAATATGTAAAGATAAAACATTCAAAACATATATTATTGTAAATTGAAGTTATAAAATCTACAATATTCTATATATTCTTGTGTTAAATTTGCATTATTATCAATAATTTCACCATCAAAACAAGGTATTGGTGTGGTGTTTGATAAGACTTCTTCATATTTTTTATCAATAATTTTTGACATATTTAATTTATCTTTTTTAGACTCTCTTTCTCTAGCTATAGCATTTTTAATCTTTTGTTTTTGACGTTCTTTTATTTCTTTAGCCATTATTTTTAAACTATCTCTTTGCTCGTTTGTGAGGATAACTTTTTCTGGCAAATCAACATTATTACTTTCAACTAAAGAGTCATAATATTCCAATACTTCTTTTTGCTTAAAAGCCTCTTCGATTGTTTGTGGAGATTTTACAGATAAGTCAAAAGGTATCAAGTCAAGAATAGCTTGATTAGACACCTCTAGCTTGTTGCACAAGGCTTGTTGCGTATGATGTATGTATTTATCACTCCAAGCCATAAAATTTTCGTTATGCAGCAAGCTGTGGATACCACCATCGTTTTTATCCCAATATTTATCAATGTTTGTCCATTTTAGGGCTAATTCTATATCTAAAAACATCTGGTCTATCCCTTCTTCAAGATAGTTGTTTTTAAAAGCATAATCTAACTGTCTTCTATAAAATGATTGTACTCGTTTTAACTCAATCCAGTTTGAACGTTTATTGTTATTATAAATTTCTATAAATCTTTTTTCGTCATCACTACTAAAATATACTTTTTTAAATCTAGTTTTTTCTTTTGGTAAGCTTTCTGCAACAACATCTTTTTTAATAATTACATCAACAGTCTTTTTTACAAATATTGGATTATCCTTTTTGGTTATCTGCACTTCAGATAAATCGATATTATCAAAATCTATCTCTGGAAAAATAGATTTAATATTTATCACTGATTGTTTTTTTCTGATTTCTTTATCTTGAATATCTTTAGCTAATTTTTTGTCAATTGTTTCTTGATTTAAAAAATCATAAACATCTAAAATCCATTTTTTATATTCTATTTCTACCATTTTATCATATTTATATTCTAATAAAGCAATAGAATTATATTTTTCTGACTCCCAATCTATCCCAGTGTAATTAAAATTTGGTTGTTGATTAACCTTACCCCAAACATGAATTTTAAAATCATCAATCGTTAAAGTTTTTTTACCTCTTAAAACATCTGGAAATAATTCAATATAATCTGTTGAGTAAATCATTTATATCCTTTTTAATTACTAAATTTGGTAAATATTACTTATTTCCATCAAATCTTTAATCGGCATTAAATATCCAACCGAATTAAAACTACCATTTGGTGTTATAGTCACCCCTGATTTTTTAATCTTATAACATTTAGATTTTTCAGCAAATAAAAGCCTGAGATAACAAAAACTTGCCAGATATATCTCTTTACCTATCAACACAGCTAACCAATCAGCTTTAGATTTAAAAAACCATCCTTTTCTACCGTTTGATATCTCAGTCTCTATATAAAAATTACCCGTCCTGATTGCAACTAAATCATTTTTATATTCAACTTTATACTGATTACCGCTATCTAAATCGACAAATATCCTATCATAATGGTCTATTAATTGCTGTTTAACAGTTATGTTTTTTATAAAATACCACTCACTAAAATAATCATCTATCAACTTTTCCGCAATGTCACCTTGTCTTTTTTGCTCATCAAAATCATAACTATCTTGATATTTGTTGTACATATTTTTATTTTTAACAACACATCTATTATACAATAAAATATATCAAATAGCAAAAGAGTTATAAATTTATATATTATTATAAATAATGATGTTATAATATATTTGTCATTTGATTGAGTGTATATTATGCGAAAAGATAGAAAAAATAAAAAATTTTTAAACCGTATTGTGATAACTGATAAAGATAAAATATTTTTTCATTATCAACAAAACTTTTCAAATTTTGTTTTAAAAATTAGAGGTGAACTTACACAACAAGAACTAGCTACAGCTTTATCAAAATATACACCATCAAATAGAGAGATAAAACAAACATCAATAGCATCCTACGAAAATTGTAAGACGCTACCAAATATTGATACACTATATGCAATTTCAAGATACTCTGGGATATCTTCAGACAAGATACTTGATATTATTTTTAAAGTTTAGATTTTTTATCATAAAAGCCATTATTTTTTAGATATTCAAATATTACCCTATTGCTATCATCGACAAAAGATTTATCTACTCTATTTTTTTGAAACAATTTATCTTTTTCGTAAAACCTTTTTTCAATCAAAGCATCACTTATCAATATCTCTTTTAATAAAAAAATAGAAAAATCCTCTGGATTATTTTTTTCTAGCAAAACCTCCCTATAAAACCTCTCTTCATAAATATTTAAAATATTTACTCTAACTATATCATTAGGAATCATAAAAGGTTTAAAGTCAGATATCAAAACCTGTTCGTGATAATTTCTAGTTTCTTTTTCTGCATGGTAAGAAAAAACTTTACCGATAACACTATCAGGCTCAAAAGTATTATAGTGAATACTTAAATCATAATCATCATCACTGTTAAATAGTTCTATTTTTTTTCTCATTTTTCCTTGTCTACCTATCTTTTCTCGCAGTGTTGTTCCACAAAAAGAAACAAATACTATATTAGTGTTTGTTCTAATAACATAAATACCTGGAACATTAGGTATTTTATCTTTTTTATTTTTGATATAATCGTTAATATCAATTTGTTTTGATTTTTCCATAAACATCCAAGATAAACTATTTTTTTGGATGTTTAAATCTAATAATATTTTTAACAATTCATTTTTCATTTGATTTTTACTCCAAAACTAAAGTTTTTAATTCATTTATTGCAATTTCAAATCTTTCAATATCTTCCAATGACGAAAAATTGACAGGGTTTTCAATTATTATAGTTGAATCGTCACGGGAGTCATTATGAATTATTAGTGTAATACCCGGTTGCTCATCACTAACAAACCGTTTTGAGTTTAACAAAATATCTAATCTATTTGTTTTATCAATTATCATTATTCAATCCTTTAATTCTTTAATCTTTTTGAGGCAATCAATATAAGCCATTTTTTGACCATTCAGGTTTTCAAGTAGTAGTTGATTTTCAATCATACTAACTCGTTTAATATTATATTCAATTTTAAAGTAATATTATATTCAATTTTAAAGATTGATGATATCATAAAATTTTTAATAGCTGATATATGTTTATCAATCTCTCTTATTCCTATCATGATTTTATCAATTAAAACATTTTTATCCATTTTTTAAAAAGATAAATCTATTATCTCCTAAATTTAACTCTTTTATTTTATTTAAAAATAAATCAAAAAAACACATAAAAGGTGTATTTTGCAGATATTTATAACCAAAAAGAAAAACTTCAATCACAATATCTTTAATCGTTTTTGTTTTTTTATTGTTTGATGTTTTTATCATTTGCTCCTAAATGTTTATGTAACAACCTTTAAAAATCGGTTTTTCTGACACTAATATTACCACAAAATCACAAATCTTTTGATTTTTTTTTGGGGCGATTTTGATATGCCATGAAACTAAAGGTGATTGGATTATTCCAATGTCATCACCTTTGATTACACCAGCTTTTACCATACCATCAAGAATAGGTTTTAATGCTGCTGGCAAGTTATCAATAGGGTCAATATTTTTCTTGAGAAAATAAAATATTTCAATCCAAACTTTACCATTAAACTTATGTCTGTTTTGACAGTCAAGCTGTGCCAACAATGTAAAATCTTTTTTATGCTTTGCTATAACGTAGTGGTGCATCCTTGTGACTCGATTAAGAGTCATATCGGAGCATATATCAAACCTAAATCTTTCAACACCTTCAGGGATAGATTTAATGATTTTAACAGCTTCTTCTGCTTGCATTATTAATTACATTTTTCTAAAACTGATTTCAAAGGAAATTTTAATTTTGTGGATGTAGATTTTTTGGCTTTTTTTATTTCAACCACATATCTATCAAACATAGATACATCTTTTATAGTTTTAGGAACATCAAAACCAACCAAAGATGATAATTGAATATTAGCAGGACAATAATCAATAACAGTTCCAACTGTTTCTTTGTGTCCGCCAGGGGCATGAGTTATCCATTTTACAGATGTACCTATTTTAATTTTCCAATCTAATTCTTTAGTTTCTATTTTTAATTAATCCTTTTTTAAATGTTTTTTGTTTTAACAATCGAGTTATTATCTCGTCTACCGTCACCCGGTTTAACAGGGGCATCCTCAGTTTTTGTTTTTTCAGAATATAAAATTAAATCCGATAAAAATTTAATTGAATATAAATATGTAGAAAAAACTATCATCAAAAAAATCAGTATTTTTTTCATAATTTACCTTATTGGTATAAAACTATTTTACTACAAATTTGGCATAAATTTAACACTTATAAAACCGTTAATTTCTTCAACAATTTTTTTACCAAGTCCAAAAGATTGAAGTTCATCAAATATCAACTCAGTATTTTCAGCATTTACACCAAACTTAGTTCTGAGTGGTGAATTTCTATAACAATCACGAGTTGATATGGGTTTACCTGTAACTGTAAATTTATCTTTAATATAATCAAATACAGCTTGTGCCGATGGTGAAAGAGTTTTATCTGGTAATGTTTTATCACTTGTGCCATTCCAAGGTGTCTGATATTTTATCTGTAATTCAGATTCAAGAGATAAACGTTTTTGGTCATCCCATCCCTTTGTGATGTAAAATGCAATGTTTACCTTTAAATCACCAATATCTTTAAGATGTTTTTTGACGTGATGTTCCCAACTACCCGTATTATTCCAACGTCGCCACAGGTCTTTAGACTCGCCAATATACAAAGGGTTTTGATACCCTTCAATAAATACAGCATAAACCCCTGCTTGATGTTGTGGCATTCTTTGTAAACCATTAGGATAATCTACTGATAGCCAAGTGCTACAATCCAAAGGGTTTTCCGATTGCAGTCTATCAGGGATATCATTTTTTTTTAAATCAATCTCTATTTTTTTTGGTACTTTTGATTTAATAACAGAATCATTTTTTTCAGTTTCAACTTTAGGCAACAAACTTTCATTTCTGACCCATCTCAAATCACTCAACAATTTTAATGATGCTCCCCCTAAAGTACAAAATAATAACTGTTTACTTTTTTCAATTGATATAATTTTTAATTTCTTATACTCACGCATAAGAGTATCCCTAGTATCATTACCAGGTTTGACAATATACTGATTATTGAGAATACTATCAACAGAATCAAATCCTCCTGACTCACCTTTTTCAGTATAAGATTTAAACCCAAGTCCCATTAAAACTAAACAATTTCTAATATCAGCACCTTCTAAACCTAATTGTTTTAGATTAAAAGAGTGTGCAGATATGTACAGAGTAACATTAAATTCACGTCCGACTGTGACTAAAAAAGAAATATTAGCTATAAATTCTTTTAATGTTTTTCCCCCTACAGAACTAATAGCACTATATGTGGCAGTATAGTCATCAAAAATTAATCTAACAGGTTTATTTTCAAAATCCCTATCTTCTTCAGGTGTTTGGCAACGAGTTTTTAAAATTTCACAAACTTTTGAAACTTTTTCTACCAATTCATCAATATCGGTACTAACTACGGTCAAAATACCATCAATATTACTCAAACCTAACCAATTATCTCGTTTTTGACCAATAATATAAAATTTGACTGTTGGATTATTAGCAACAGTTTCCCACAACCAAGCAAGAGTAAATGTTGTTTTACCCGTTCCAGGTTGCGAACATAGCAATATAGAAGTCCTACAAATAGCCAAATCTTTTATGATTTTATCAATAGATTTAACATTATTTAATTGTAAATCTTTTACAGTATCATCTTCAATATTTTCATAAAAAACATCACTGACTACTTGAGTTGTTATAGCAACATCATCATCATCATTATTATTATTATACTGTCTATCAAGCAAAACTATATTACTACCATCATTATTATACTCAATATCCTCTACATTGTTTTGAATAATTTTTTGTGATTGTATTTGATTATCATTTTGTGATTTTGTTGTTATTTGATTATAATTTTTTTGTTGTAAAATCATTTGCTGACTTTCATTCAAATAAACACCATCTTTTATTTTTTCTAATTCATACTCCATACCCAAACGACGCAAAAAAATCTCCTCAGTTTTTTCCTCTAATTTTGCTTGTAATTTTATAGATTTTTCTGATTGGCTACCCATTACCCATCCTGCAATAGACAATACAGCACCAGAGGCAGTACCAACTATCCCTAACTGTGGATTTTTATTTATCACTAAAGGTGAAAATAATGCAAGGCTACAGCCAGCAATAGTTAATCCGATTGACCATGCTGATAAATGTGGATTTTTTAAATGTTCAGGTGTTTCATTCATTGCCTTCAGTTTGTGGTAGTGAAAAAAATATCCAACATGACACTGTAACTATTAATAATAAAATCCATAATAATAATCTTAAAACAATCCAAGATTGTCCAATACCTAAAGCGTAAAAAACACCAATCAATAAAGATATCGCACAAAATATTAACTCTGTAGATTCTATTGATTGTTGATTATCCGAAAATAAATAAATTGCAATACTTCCAACAATCAAACCAAGATAAAGACAAATTAATAAAACTCTAGCTTCAGGATAAGACAGTGCAAAATGTGATAGTAAAAAAGAACAAGATAAACCTGTTCCAAAAATTGAAAATCTTTTAGCCCTCCATAGTTTCATAACTTAATCCTCTAAACTTGCTACCCAGTTGTCCCATTGTCCTCTATGACTAGGTATGCTATCACCAAAAGAATTACCATAAGAAGACCAATCATCATCCTCGTATTCTTTAACAGTATTGACGATAACATCATCAATCTTTATAACTTGCTTATGCCATAAATGTCTCCTGTCAGAATAGTCATGAATATATTCAACTTTTACTCTATCTGACTCATAATCAAGAATATTGCTTTTAGTCCATTTCATTGATTTGATTGGGGGAATATTTCACCCCCAAATAAATTTACAATTTCATTCCAGTTTCAATTTTGTCAAGTTGCTGCATCACATTTACAGCACCCATATTTTCGTTAGCAAAATGTCCAACCATTTGCATATATTTGGGTGCTTGTGCATCAAGTTTTTCTTGTGTTTCTAGTTTTTCACCAAAACGTTTTAAGGAACCTTCAGAAATACCTCTCACAAGTTTTTGGTCGGCTTCATACCAATCAGTTCGAGCTTTGTCAACCTTTAATTGTGATTCAACAATTTCAGATTTATTAATAGCCGCTTCTGTTGCATTTTTAGCAATAGCTTTAGCACCCTCAACTTCATTTTTTGAAGGGTTTACACGGTCAGGGATAGTAAAATGTGCATCAAATTCATCAGTTCCATTATAAGAACGTTCCCGATTGTATGGATTGATGTCACCTTTACCAGTGGGTGTCATAACTTTACCAAAGTTTGCGCCCGTCCCTTTTTCTTTGATAATCCCACTTACAGAAAATTTATTGCGTAAGTTTTCAAGTTTACTTGCCATTAATTTTCTCCCATTCTGTAATTAATTTTATTTTGCAACCGTCACCACCTTTAGCTTTTAGACATTTTTCATATCCTGAAAGATTGGCAACGGCTACAAACTTTTGAAACTCCTCAGTTGGTTTATTTGTCAATCTGACAACTTCAAAAGCTATCAAACCAACTAAAACCAAAGATAACAACCCCATTGACCAATTGAATACCATCACGCCTGTTATCTGGGGGGAGGTCTGGGTTTCAGATTGTTGTAAATACATTTAGTTTGTCCCCAATTTTCTCTGACTGTTTGCATCTAAATACCCCGCAACTACACCAGCAACAAAACCGAGTAAATGACCTTCCCAACTAATACCTTGACTTGCCAGTGCGGGCGACATTCCGCCCATGAGTTTTTGAAACATGACCCAAGTGATTACAGCGCAAACTATGTTTGGGAAGTCTGACCTAAAGATTGCTGATAACAAACAGAAACCAAAAAAACCATAGATTGTACCGCTTGCCCCAATATGAGTTGAACCAGGTTGACCCATCACCCAAACACCTAAACCAGTTAGGACTGAGATTATCCAGAAGTTTTTATTAAACTGTCCAGGTGCTTTGAGAATGGTCAGGGTTGCTAATGGGATAAACCCGATAGTATTTCCGATTAGATGCTCTGGATTGCCATGCAAAAAGGGTGCAGCAATTATACCCATCAGTCCTATTCCTTCTACACCTGGTCTGATTCCAAAATAGTCACCTATTGGGAAAAACATTTCTAAAGCCCACATTATTCCCAGATAGGTAGCTGCCCATTTAAAATCTTTGAGCATGAGATTACCAGTCTAAATTTATTGAGCCTGGTGTTTGATGTTGCGGTGACTGTGATTGATGCTGACCCGGTAAACTTAATTTTCCAGAGTAGAGGGAAAAAGCCAATGCGACTAACGCGATACCGCCCCAAATTAAATTTTGTTTGTTTTTAAAAAAATCCATTTGTCTCCTTTGTTTTTTTTATTTGTTAGCTCTGATTTGTTCAAAATACCTGTAGCAAACAATATTGTTGTGAATCACGACTAGCGGGGGGATTGCCAGGTACATAAAGATTCCAAAAATCATCCACTGTACAATAAATCTTTTGCCGATTACCATAAATCCCCCTGGACATAAGCTCGACAAAAGGCTCCGGTATTTTCTGGGGTGCGATTATCGGTAATATCTGCACCCCCTCTTTGTAAGCAAAGGAAATAAGTTAAGAACCAAACTACTATCCAAAACATCATTTCCTTTTTTGTATAAATGCTATCCATCTATCGGTTATTGATAATTACGGGATTACTTGGTGGCACATAATTAATCTGTCTTGTGCCTCCCAAGAGAATAGGCCAGAAAAACAGCAAAAACAGAAAACCTAGAGGAACAAGCATTACATTTAAAGACCAATCTGATGTCACGTTTTGATTGGGTTGCTGTTGGCAATTATTAGAAGGTTGTTGCTGGTAGTTTTGACCAGGTGCTTCATAATAGTTGACTTCAATTTTTGTCTTACTCATGATTTTTTCCTTGTTTCAATTTTCGGGCTTTGAAATAATCGGTTTATAATCGGGAGTTGATGGACTAATAACCGCACAAATAACGGGTAGGATTATTAGGAAAATACCTAAAATCATCAACGGTATTAAACTTTCTAATTGTTTAATTTGGTGCATTGCTAATTGTTGTCGATATTGTAGATTACTGGCGCTCCACTGTTAGCAGGGACGGAAAATGTGTTGGGTTGCATTTGCTGAGGTTTCATGATTATTGATAATAGCAAACCCGCTACAACACCCAGACCTAAAGCAAAATAATTGATACTTTTAAACTTGTCCTTCATCGGTAAATCTCCTAGTTTTTCGTTAATCAATGCTAGTTTTTCAAGGTCAACATCAGAACATTTCTCTTTGGCTAAGATTTTGTTCCGCATTTCTTCAAGTTCAGAATAAGTCAATGATAATGGTGTTTTGACTTCCAATGTTGAATCTGTAACCCGATAATCCTGAATCACCGTATCCGCGTTTTGCATCTGGATTCTGTTGATACTGATGTGGCTCATATTCTTGAGTTTCTTGAGGTAATGTGTACTCGTATTCTTGGGTTACAGTTTTCCGATTTTGGCATGGACTTTGTGGCATAATTTCTGTTTGCAAATACGCATCTTGGTAGGCATACCCTTGGGGTAATTCAGATGCCATAGCTTGACCTGTCATGGATGTGACCAGGCACGTGACAAGGCTTGTGCCAAGTTGTGCCATGTTTTTTGGAGGAACCAATGTGTCACATGACAGGTTATCGTGAACCAATGGGAAAAAAATTGTATCCATCATTTTGAGTTTTTTTGCACTATGTTAATAAACTGGTTTTTTGCAGAGAGTAGACTGCAAATCCCGTTAGCATTTGCTTGAATCATCCAGAGGGTTAAACCTCCACCGATACCTGTTCCAATTATCAAGAGTATGATTGTATTTATCATTGATTTCTTGATGTTGTTTGCTGTTTTTACGATAGATGACACCATAATTTATACCTGGTTTTTTTGCTTAACAAATCCCTCCGTGCATAAGAAAAACTACTTCGGGATATTGTTTTTTAATTGGTTTATTTGCCCTCCGGCAATGCAAAGTAACCGAGAATGTTTTCTCCTCCAGAGATTTGAAAGTTATCAGTTTTTTCAACCTCTCGAATTTCAGCATCAATAATGATTCCAAGTTGGTTAAAGCAATCATTGATGGTGAACATTTCAAAACCTTTTGACAACTCTTTGATAACTTCATCCTCAAGTTTTTTTACTGTCAACTCAACAACCTTTGGAGCCATTTGTTTAGCAAGATTGGTGGCAAGATTGTCAACACTTTCTGCCATTGTTCCGGCAGCGTGCTTTGATTTTCCTGTTGATTGTTTTTGGTTTTGTTGAAGGTCTGTGACGTATTTTTCAACAGCTTGAGTGACAGAAAGCGTATGTGTTTCTTGGATTCCAACAATAGCAGAAAGCATTGCTACCAAACCATTTGTCGGTGTTTTTGTAGCATCCAGATTAAACTTTTCTACCAATGTTGAAATGATTAATCTTACTCGACTAGGTGCAATTTTTAATGATTTAGAAATCTCATCCAAATCATAATTTGTTTCATTTGTTTGTTGTGCTGTCATTATTCAAGTCCTTTTTTTCTGATTTGTTCTAATGCCGTCTTGCGAGTTTTTTGATTTGCTAACTCTCGATAGCTGATGATTTTTTGAACCGAATCCCAGGATATCTGCCCATCATAGGGACGGAAATCAAATTCTTGTGGGTCAAGAGCATTTCTTAATTCACCTGCTAGGAGACGGAGATATTCAACCGTAATCCCTAACTGACTGGCAACTTGCTCTCTGGTAAAAAACAATATCTGTTCTGTGTTTGCGCTCCTCATATTTGTTTTGTACTCGTTTGATTTTCGCTTTGTTTTTATTTTTGTTTCGAGAAATTTCTCGAAACATTTCGTTTAACTGAATACAATATAACTCTTTTGCTATATGAGTAAAACTGCATCTTAACTGCAAATGCAGTAATAATTTTAGACATTAAAAAACCGTTGTTAAAACGGTTAAGGTTTATATATGTTTGATATTTAGGCTGATTTTTTTCCTTCTTTATGGTATCTGGTAGCATCTCTAAAATACTTTTTACTGGGTACGACTTGACCAGATAACCACCGATAGATAGTGGAGAGTTCGACATTAAACAAATCTGCAGCTTCTTGGTATGTTAGATAATTTTTTTTAATATATTCTGCGGGGTGAATAAAACCATCAACAAAAACATCTGCATCAGCTTTTGACTGTATCATTGTATTAGCACTCTTACTAAGGTTAGGCAGTGTGTGGGTCAAAGAGGTGGGGTGATTGCGAGTCATCTCACTTCTTATTTTATGCTAGGATTATGCTAATTATATGTCAGATAGCACAAAAACACAACAATGGACAAAAGATACCGAATAACCCTTAAAATTCCAGCTTGGCACAAAAAAATATTGGATGAGTGGGCTGCTCTCAAGGGAACAGCACCTACAACTTTGGCAGGAAATATTTTACAAGCAAGAATAGAGGCTAACCATGACCAAATTGTGACCATGCTCAAATCAAGAGCAGAAGATGAAGGTTTGACAGTTGAAGAATTTATAAAAAAAATAATCAATGAAGATGTAGATGAACAATAAAAAACTCTCTAAATATTTAGAGAGTTAAAAAATTATATTTTAGTTAACCTTGATTTTATCACCCACTTTTATTTTAATCATTTTTAACTCCTTTGTTTTGTTTTGAAAATTTTACTCTTTGTTTTTGAATCTCTGACTGGTGGCGATGTCTTTTGCAATAACACCCCTTAGCTTGTTTAGCCAAAGGTTTACCGCAAATTGTGTAAGCATTAACCATACCAATACAAACTTTTGAAGTTGCTTCGTGATAACGGATAGTTTTTAAAATAAAATTAATTAAACTATTGTTTAATTTTTTTGCAGGGTCTAATTTCCATCCGTCATCACACTGCACTACTTTCCCAACAACACTTTTTCATCATCGGGGTCATTATCAAAGCAGTGTTCAGCTTTTAATATTTGTAGAGCTAAAGGAAAGTTTGTAATATCGTCAAAGCAAAATGGTTCACAAAAAACAATAGCTTTTTCATAATCCCAACCACCTGGGGTTGGGATAGTACCATCAGGATATTGCATTGTTAATCTTAAACTCGTATCATTCCGACTGTTAATCACTGCTAAAGACCAACTTACTAAATGTTCACGGATTGACGGCCCCCCAAACCCACCAGAATAACCAGTCACTAAATATTGAACACTGTTTGCAAAAGCTGATTTGTTTTGCAAACTTGAATTGGGCTTGTTAGTCGATGCCCATTGCATTGCTTTTTCTAAAACATCCATGATTTTTTATCCTTACCCGCAATGGTATTAGCTAAACTTTGATGATATTCCAAATTATAATTTGAAATGTTTTTGCATTTAGTCACTTTTTTTTAAGGACAAGTTTTACATTGTGTTGCTTTCATTTTTATCAAGATTAAAGGTTGTAATTTTTTACAAAAGATTTAAAATCATCAGAAAAATGATTTATCATGTCATCTTCTGACATATTTATCAAATTATAATAACCTTTAGATTTTTGATAAAATTCATCAGCATAATCATCATAATCTAATTTTTGAGCTATATATACACAGACTTTTTTTAGTCTTTTATATGCAAGCATTTGTTTAAAACTCTCACCGCTTTTACTTTGAATTTGCATAAACCACCTATGTTTGTTTTTAACTATTATAATAAACCAAAATCTTTTTATGACAATCTTTGATAGCTTGATAAATCCCTTTTTTTATTTTATCTTGATAATATCTTAATTTAAAATCCTCAGATAATTTTATTAAATCTTGAGCAACAAATTCAAAAGATAGTTGTTTTATAGTTTTAATTTTAATTGTTGATTTATTTGTTGTTCAATTTCATCAGAAACATCCCATAATCCAAGCATACCTCGCACTGGAATCGGTTTTAATAAAGGTTTGATGTCAATTATATCCCAAGCATAACGTCCAACTTTCCAAAGTCCTAAATCTTTTTCTGTCTCTGATATTTCTTTCATAAAATCTTCAGACATTAAAATAATATCTTTGAGATATCCAACAGCTATTATTTTACCTCGATTATTTTTTAAAATCTCAGGTGTTATCTCAGAATTTATCATACATTCAGCAACACCTAAATTGTAATCACATTCAGTCAAAACTTTTTTACCTGAGTGTATCGCTATCAAACCACGATAAACAATTTGCCAATCACGGGTTTCATATCTTTTTTTACCCATCACCAAAAGTGTTGCCCAAGGCTCGATAATTGTTAATGCTTTCATTTTTTTACTTCTATTATGATTGTTTGATTGTCATTAAATTATAGTACAAAAACGGATGATTGTCAACACATAAAACATGACACCTAAAAAAATATAAATATCATGTTTTATGTGTTTAAAATATTTCTAAAACATCACTATCATCAGAAAGATTAGGGATGACAATAACGTTATCAATGAAATTATCTAATGAATCTTTTTTACAGTATCGACCTAACAAAATACCGTAAGATGTGAATTTTAAATCATTTTTTTTCTGATTAAATGTTTTGCGCCAATCATCAGAAACACGACAATCACCATCGGTTATAAGAATGATGTCAGCATTTTTGTAGATTTTTGATTTTTCAATAACACTAACAGCATCGTTGAGCGGTTTCATCCAGTCAGTGCCACCACCAGAAAAGAAATTAACAAAATTGCCAATTTTTACATCATCAAACTTTCCTTTAGGAAAATCGTAGGTTGCTCTTGTGCGTTCATCAAAATGGATTGCATAAAAATCACGTTTATCTTTTTTACAGATAAACAAATAAGCTAATGCAACAGCTTTACTCCAGATTTCAGGTTCACCGTCCATAGAACCAGAATTATCAATTAAAACAATAACTGGCCCCTTTTTAGAGGATTCATCATTATTTTTATCATACTCAAGCAATGAGTTTTCAGAAAAATCTTTGATAAAAAGTTTACGGGTTTTAGGGTGAGTAAATTTACCATATTCTGATGGCAACAAATTATTTAGATTGTTACCAGTCTTAACACCTGAAATTTTGGCTTGTACAGGTGTTTTTGATTTACGTTTTTTTTCAGCTAAAAACTTTAAACGTCCTGCTTTTTCAACAATTTTTTTAAAGTTTTTTGAGCCGATTAATCGTTTTGCGTTTTTGATTTTTTCAGTGACCCCCCCTGACTCATGGATGCTCCCCTCACCAGCACCCCATCCTGATTGAAACTCCATTGCATCCTGCATAGTCTGAACCTCTTGTGTTGCAGCAACACAAGCTGATTTTATGGCATTTTCTACAACTTTGGGTGTTAGTTTTTTGCTGTATTGGTCACAATCAAAAACATCTTTTTTACCTTTGATTGTCAATTCATCAATTTTCTCTTTTAGCTCATTAACTTTTTTATCATCACTATCTAACGCTTGCTCTAATTCTTTTTTTAACTCCCTGATTTTTTCTCTTGTTTTTTCAGGGTCATTTAATTTTTGATTTGGTGTTGGTAATTGATTAGCCAAAACTTCACCAAATTTTAAAGCACCTGTACCTGAGAGAATCCATTTTTTAACGTGGCTAAACTCAGAATTAATTTTAAACATTAACTCAGAAAATTCTTTACTCTCAGATAACTCCTGGTGAAGTTTTAACGCCCACCCAATCTCATTTTTTGGTTTTACTTGTGTAGGTTTTTCTGGGCGATTACCAAAAATACTAGAGTAATCACTTTCAGAAAGTAAACTACTATCTAAATCCTCTTGATATTTAAGATTATCCAAAACCCATTTTTCGACCTTTTCTTGATATGACTCTTTTGTGTCATAAGCTAAATCAACATTATCAGAGCGTAATAGTCTTTGAAAAACCTCAGCCATAAATTGAGGAAACATCTCGTTTTTATTTTTTACTTTTTGTTCAATTGTTTGATATTCCTCTGTTGTGTTAATATATGAAATCCATTGCTCATAATCCCAGTGGGGGATTTTATAGCATAGACTGTTTTCTTTTTTTGCGTTATAGTTTTGCATGGTTATAGTTGTAGACCTTAGTTAATGGATAAAAACTCTTAGGTTTATTTTGGGTATTTACCTAAGAGTTTATTTTGAAAACAATTACTTTCTTACAAGACTTCTAGCGTTGACGATTTTAACAAAACTTTCGTCTATTGACGATGTTAAACCTTCTATTTTTGCAACAATCGCTTTAGATGCTTTTCTTTTTTTATCTGGGTGTTTTTTCATTTCGTTTAACAGAATATCTTTTCTTTCGTTGATTGAGTTTTTGATTTGTTGGATTTTAAGGATAAATTCATCCGACTTACCACTATCAACTACAGCCGTGATATTGTCATCATCCATATCAATACCACTCATCATTGATTGGATGTTTTGATATGTTTGTTTGGCGAGATTTGTAAGAACGTTACCAAATCTCGATAACGCAATATTGATTTTCTCAATTTGGCTAGGCTCATCCCAACAGCAATGTTTTAACAACTCAAGAGATTCATCATCAGCTTCATCTTTACCGTTGACGTAAGAATATGCTTTAAGCAAATCAATTAGTTGTTCATGTTTGCGGTCAGAAACAACAATGTTGCATTCGTTTTTGAGATAATTAGTTATTTCAACAATTGAAACAATTACATCATCAGGAATTACAACTTTTTTAGATTCCTCCTTGATATCCGCTAATTCGTTTTCAGTAAAAAATGTTGATAGTTTAGGAGTTTTAATACTCCCTGCACGGCGGCGCATTAAACATACTCGGTTTACTTGACTGAGTTCTTGAACCCAGTAACGTACTGTAAACCTGTCCCAAAACGCCCCCAAGTCATCAGCAGGGAGTTCATTGCTACAAACTACAGTCATATTGAGAGGTGACTGTATCGTACCCTTGTCACCATTTTCATACTGTTTATCGAGTATCAAACCGAGTAAAGCATTAAGAACTGTAGAGTTACCTTTAAAACCTTCATCAAGGATTAAGGTATGTGCCATCACAGCACCTTTTTCAAGGTTGCGACAAAATAAACCCTTATCCAAACTAACAAGGTCTATAGCCCCCACAATTTCTTCAACTGTAGACGTTCCGTTTACCAAACGATAAACTGAGTTTCCTGAAAACTGTTTTGTAATAGCTTTTGCCAATGCTGTCTTGCCCGTACCTGGACTGCCGCCGATAAATATGGCGTAACCTGAAACAGTGCAAGCTAATAGCAAATCAACCAATGTTTCTCTTTCAAGAAACAAAGTGTTTAATTCTAATTTTAATTTTTCAATCTTTGATTGTAGTAATGTTTTCATGATTTTCTGTTTGTTGTTTGTTTTGTTTTAATTTACAGACCTCTTAAATGAGGTCTGTTAGCTAGTTGAAATGATTAACTAAAAACCGACATCATCACTATCAGTAACGTTAATCAAATCCTCAACTACAATATCAATAATATCACTATCATTGTCTGTTGTCAACAGTTTTGATGATTTATTTTTTGATGTTTTTTTATTTTTCACTGGGATGACATCAATACTGTCATCAATCAAAAATCTCAATCGTCCCAGTTCATCCTCAAGTTTGTCGGTCTGAAAATTTAATACTGTACTAAAAACATCAATCTTAGTTTTGATTTCCTCAATTTTTTGTTTACGAGAATCAAGACCTTTTTGCAACATCCCATTACCAGATTTGAAATCTGACATAAAAGATATAATCTCGGTTTCTAAATCCTCTAACTCACCCTCTAAGTTGATGAGTGTTGCATTGGCTAAAGTTTTATTGCTCTCTGATTCAGAAAACAAATTAATGTGGATTACCTCGTTGTTTGGATTCAACTCCTTAATTAGACTCCGAATATTTTTAGCCAAAGTTTGATAAGCGGCAGGGAGAAAATATGAACCACCTTCAGGATTTAATCGGATTCCATACTTACGAACAAACAAGCGTAGGATAACTCGGATGTCTTCACTTACAATATTCTGATTAAACTCAAACTTAGACTTTAAACTTTCTACAACCATTTGATATTCTGGCTCATCACAATACCAAATATCGCTATCAGTGTGAAAATAGATTTTAGATTTTTGTTCATAATCCAAATCTTCGTTTTCATCAACCCGTTTTTTTACCACACCGATGACATAACGGTCATCAGCACCCGTAGGCTTGACAATATACTCTAAATTAAACTTTTTAGAGTATTCTGATTTTGTGGCAGTTAACGCTTTTGTAAACGCTTTTTTTACCGTAACGTTAGCGGGTAAAAACATCAATGGGACATTGCAATTTACAGCTTTTTCAACTAACTCATGATAAGGGATTGAAAAAGTATCATTGTTAGCAATAGTCCATCCAAACACACTACCAAGAAATTCACCCGCTTTAGGGAGGTTATCAATTAACTGTTGGGTGTTTTCAATGTTGTTGACTGTTAAATCTGACATAATCTTTAAATCCTTTTGCTTTGTTTGTTGTCTACAATATAACACATATCAAAAAATAAAACAAGTGTTATTTTATTTTTATTTATCCTTAGATTCATCTTGAAACAAATATTTTTGTTCATTGCCTTTGTGCTTTGACATTGCCAAAATCAGATTTACCCAAATCTGACCTTTTGTGTCCCTTTCAATGTCTACAAAGTCACCATTAATGCTTAGTAACATATCTCTCAACCTCTCTGGATTTTCACCAGGTAAAATTGTCAATGCCCAATTTACAGCATCAGTGACAGAACGCCAATTATCCCAAATATTAGGAGATTTGGGCTTATTATCTATTTTTTTCTTTTTCAAAATATCACCAACTCCTTTTACTATTTTAATCATCTTAACTTCAATCATCTTTCTTTTAAGGATTAAAGAATTGATTTGATTATCAATATCATTTAATTCTTGTTCAAAATCAAAAGTTTCCATTTTTAAATTAAACCCCCTCATATAGAGGGGGTAAAAGGTTTAATCAAGTTGAGTATTTAAAATGGGATGGGGTCGCCATTTTCACCAACTTTTACATCAATAACATTAGCAGAAGTCAGGGATTTGACTGCAACAGACTGAGGAAGTCTCAAGGGTTCTTTGACGGGTAAACTTGCATTTACATAAAACTCACCGGGAGCGTTCTTTTTAGCTGTTTTTTCAATCACAAGAGTGACAGAAGTTCCTGCTGCTATGATTTTTTTATAAACATCATATTTGCTATCAAGTAAACTTCGCAAATTTTCATTTACCCAACAAGAAATTCCATTTTTAAGATGAAGTGTGTAACTTGCCCATGCACCTTTTTCGTTGGTTTTCAATTCTTTGTCAATGTTAATAACTTCGTACTCACCTGACTGCATTTCTTTCATTTTTACAATATTTCCACCGCCCGACTTCATCGGACGTAAAAATTCTGCAATAGATTCTCCATCACGACCTTTATCTTTGATGATTTCACCATCAATATCAGGCTTTGTAAACAAATTTATCTGATATATTATGCTTTTGTCAGTAAGAAGTTTAAAATCAATTCGAGGAATTGATATCATCACCTTTTTTTGACTTACTTTATCAGTAATCTCTAGTTCTGAGGTTTCAATGTCGCCAACTAAAGAACCCAGATAAAACTTTCCTTTTTCTTGAGTAACAGGGAAAATATTAGCCCCGCATCGTAACACTAAGCTTTGTTCATCTTCTGATGATAAAACAATTGGGCCGTAGACTTTATCAAAAGCCCCACTATCAGTAGCTTTTACAGAAAGAACATTATCCTCATTTAGAGGGTTATCGTTATTTGGATTATCAAAATCTCCACAATAATCCAAAAACATTGTTAAATATTTTGAATCATCATAATTATAGATTTCAGACTTTAAAAATTGAAGTCCAACATTACTATAACCAGGATTCCACTTAAACATTTTTAGACAAGAAAAATGTAAATCATCAAATTTAATCTTGGTCGTTGTTGTTTTTTGTGTGTTCATACGTTTATCCTACGTTGTTTTTTTTTACGTTGTTCCAATTTGTAATCTTCATTACTGAGGATTGTTGGGTGCTTAATCACATCACCCCAACGCTCTACTATCGCACAATATAGCGTAAGGGGAAAGCAATTAATCGTCATCGAGAATTGATAGGTTTTGTTTTGTTGTTTTAGATGTTGTTTGAAACATACTTCATCAACATCGATGCTATACTCTCAATCATATCATAATCAATCGGATTTGTCAAACTTAATTGATTTTTTATTGCCTCCAACTCTATATTTTCAGGACTTTTTTCTAAGTCAGAAATACTAAAATTATAACTATAAGGCATGATAAAGAATCCGATATTTTGGCTATCGTAACAACCAAAACCATCTCTAACTTCACCATTATTAGTTATGATTGTTGAATAATCGGTTGTTAATTTATCAACAACAAAATGTAATATTTGTCTTGTTTCTACATCTAAATTATTTTTTTTTAGATGTAGAAGAACTTTATTGCTTGGGTAATCATTAATCTTTTTTAAGATTGCAGATTTTACCTTGATTTCTGGTTTATAGTAGATTACCTTACAAGGGATATTTAACATCCGTGAACCAATAGCACGGATATCTCTATTTGCTTCAAGAATGCTATTTACAAAACTCTGATAATACCCAGTTTTTCTTAGACTCTCTAGCCTAAAAAATAATTTGTTTGATAGCTCTAACTTTTCAATTTCCATGATTTTTTTGTTTGTTTTGAATGATAACTGATAAACTGATAACTGAATCTAACTGACTTAATTAAATAGAGACAATCCATCCACAAATATCACCACCATAGACATAACCTTCAACATCAACACTTTTAACCTCACCAACAATAAAAGATGAAATAATAGGTTCTTTTTCATTGGCTGTGGCTTTAAATTCAACTTTTGACCCCGCAGGGATTTCATACTCGGCAATGCACCACTTTCCGTGCTTACCTTTGTTTCCTACTAACTCCCATTCTGGTTTGCTGGTGGGCTTTAAAACTTCGTAAATCGGTTTCCCGTTTACTTTAACCATAGCACCTCGTTTTTCAGTTGTGTGCCATTCTGAACCAGTTTTTACTTGAAACATCATATTATTAAATCCTTTTTCTTTGTTTGTTTTGAATGATAACTGATAACTGAATCTAACCTAACTTAATTTTTTTTCGGTCTTCCTTTACCGCTAGATTTTTTACCACTAGCTTCGGCTTCTTTTTTTAATCGAGCATTTTTTAAAGATAGACTTTCAGGAACATCAAAAGCTAATGGTATAAATTTAGCAATGTCCGCAATCATTGTTGTGATAGTGTCACCTCTGACAGTCTCAGAACCATGTCGAAAAGCCCATTCTCGAATCAAGTCATGTAATTTTTGAGCTACTTTAGGTTCAAGATAAAGAGAACCCTCTGGTAAAACAATTTCACAATTTTCGATTTCAATGTTTTCAACCTCAGCTAAGATTTTTTCTTTTTCAGCTTGAAAATTTTTATTAAACGTTTGACGTTGTTTTAATGTTTCAGCATCAACATCAATGATTTCAATTATTTCATTATCAGCATCTTGTAACTCATCTGGGTTTTTATCATAATCAACAACTTCAACAGGATATTTAGTTTTAGGCTCAGGTTCATTGTCACTCATGACATCATCGTAAAGTGACGATGTACCATTTTTGGTAGCATCAATAAATTCATCGACAACTGCCGTTGTCAAGGTAGTCCCATTTTCATTAGCCTCTTCAAGTAATGCTGGAACAACTTCTTTTGGTGTACGAGGTGCAGCTAATTTTTTAAGACTTGTTACTTGCAGACCGTTTTTTTGAAGTTGGACTACTTGCTCTAAGGTGTACATTTGAGCAACAGCCAGACGTTGCTCAATAAGTTTTTTGTTATATCCTATCCCCTCTTCTGACTGTAACCAAAACTCTTTAGGTGTCCCATAATCATCAATAGCACATTGATAAAGATGATTTAGTTCAACACTATTTAGATAATAATTTACACAAGATTCTTTTTCTCGTTGTGTAATTCGGTTATATACATTTTCATGATTTAATCCATTGTTTGAATCATAATCAGGGTTAGCTGTATAATCTGAGGGGTCGCACCCATGTTCAACGTATTTTTGATATAGATTGTAATTATCCTTGGACATGATGCTACGAGCTTCTTCAGAAGCTAAAAACTCGCGCTCTTTGTCGATATCAACAACTAACTGTGATATATTGTTTTCTGATTTAACTATACTTGTCATGATTTTCCTTTTGTTCGCTCTGTTTGTTGTCTACAGATTTATCCTGTCATGTAAACAATATAAGTCGTTTAAAAAAAAAAGTCAAGCGTTTTAACAAAAATCTTTTATGAAAACCTGTAACCCTTTAAAATCAAGGGTTTTAGAGTATTTCCATCTTTAAGCACATACTTTATATTCAGGATAATCTTTCACATTGATAAAGAAATGATATGGTGTTTTTGCTTTTTTATTAGCTTCTATTATATTAATCATTTTTATATTTTCATCATTTAAAAATAAATAACGCCTATTTCTAGCATAACTCTTTCTTTTTTCGGTCTTTTCTTTATTTTTAAAAACATCTATTTTTATAGCGTTTTTAGAAACTAAATTATCTAACAATTTATTACAATAACTATCACAAGGATAAAAACCAAAGTTTTCACCTAAACTATCAAGCATCTCAGCAACAGTACAACTTTGATTATATACAATCACTGAAAATATCTTTAATTCATTATCAGACAAAAGAAATCTAATCATGATTTCAGTATTCTATTCTCAATTCTTCATTTATCTTTTTAAGTTGTTGATAGCAACTTATATATAAATTAAATATATCATCATCTGCATCTTTTTCAATATTATTGAAATATATCTTTAATTTTTCTTCTAAAATGTTTTTTTCAATATTATTAAATGCTGCAATCAATATATCAATTGTATAATTTTTAATATTAGATATCTCATCATCCGACAAATCAAATTGAAAATCTAAACCGTCAACCATAAGTAAATCATCGTTTAAAGTTTCACAAAAAGAGAAATTGCTATAATTACCATCTAAACTTTCGCCTTCAATTTCAACGATTTTTATCCAAACATCTCTATTAGTTTTTATACAAAAATATATATTTCTAACCTCAAGTTGCATTCTTATAAATTTTCTATATTCAATAAAATTTATATAAATTTTTAATATTGTCTCCTCTGCAATATTTTTAGAGGATTGAAAATCTATTTTTTTATTTTTACTACTATTGATATCAACAATTTTATGGTTGTCTAAAACTTGACCACCAGAAGTTTTGTTGATAAATAATTCATATATGTTTGATTGTGACTCAATGTTACCACCACCGAGTATCTCAGAAAAATGTTGGATATATTTAATTCTTTCAATACCATCCAACTTTTCAACTATTTTTAGCAAATCATTAAAAACGGTTTTTAAAACTAAATTATCAGAAACATCTTTATCTTTTAATACATCACAAGATAACCAATCAATCCAATTTTTTGATTTTTCAATATAATTTTTATAAACATAATAGCTATTTTTACCATTAACTTTTAATAAATCAGAAACATCTTTTTTAGGCATTTCTATAATTCTCAAATCAATCAAACTATTTTTCATTTCAAAATCTAGTTTGTTTATGATTTTTTTAGTTGCCTCACATCCAGCTAAATCAGAATCAAGATTTAACATGAGAGTATTACTATATTTAAAAATCTGGTTTAATTGCGTAACACTAACAGCAGTTCCCAAACAAGCAACTGTGTTAGTGAATCCTATTTGATGTGAAGCGATTACATCAAAATATCCCTCGGTCAAGATAATATGACTTATCGATTTTATATTTTTTACCGTATTTTTTGCAACATCAAGACCAAACAACAAATCACTTTTTTTAAATATTAAACTCTCTGGAGTATTTAGATATTTAGGTGATGAATTATCATCTTGGATACTCCTACCACCAAAACCAACAACTTTTCCTTGTATATCTTTGATTGGTATTATAATTCTATTTCTAAAAAAATCAAAGCATCCACTATTTGATTCTTTTAAAACTCCAGAACTAACAAAATATTTTTCATAATCACTAAATTTATTAATTAGATGTTGATATAGTTCATCACGATGTTCACCCGCATATCCAATACCAAAAGATTCTATTGATTGATTATTTATATTTTTAGAATCTAAAAAATCTTTAACCTTATCATAATTATTTTTTAGATTCATAAAATAAAAATCTTTGGTGACATTTAATATTTTATACAAAACATCTTTTTCTTTTTTTGATTTATCATATTCATTTTGTTTTTGCTTATCAAAAAAATCAATTTGGATACCATTAGATTTAGCTAAATCTAAAACCGCATCCACAAAATTAACTTTGTTATATTTTTGAATAAAATTAATTCCATCCCCACCAACTCCACAACCAAAACAATAGTAAAGATTGCTCTCAGGATTGACTGTGAAGCTAGGACTTTTATCTTCATGAAACGGGCATTTACCAATATACTCACTCCCTCTTTTTCCTAAAGATACATAAGTTGAAACAATGTCATATATTTTTAAATTTTTAACTGCTTTGTATGTCTCATCCGAAAAAATCATAATCTTTTTATATCATTTAATAAAACTATTATATCGTAACATCAAAAAATTATCTCATATATGATGTTTATAATATATGAGATAATTGATTATAAAAAAATATCATGTTGATAAATTTAGATGTTGACAATATTGAAAATGTTGATAACGATGATTTTTGTATAATTCTATTGATTACAATAATAAAAAAAGACACAATCAATATGATGAAATTATTACCATTTTTAACTAAAATGAGTGAAAATAAAATCAAAAATATCTGGATGAAAACTAAAAGATTTTTAGATGTTGATGACAAAAAATGGTTTAAATCGTTGATTAAAGATTTTTAATTTCAATATTTGTTTTCATACAAAACTTCCTGATGGATAAAAAATCCATAGGGAGAATTTTATTTTTTTTAAATATCATATTTATAGGTTCAAGACTATCATCTGCAATTGAAATATTTGTTTTAATAATAAAATCATCTATTTCTTGACTGTTTTTATACGGTATATTATCGTTATCAGTCAATTCTTTGTGATATTTACAAAACTTTATATCGTTTTGAGCGTTTTTATATTCATCAACTGTTGCTAAATTTTTATTATACGCCGTTTTTATATTAGTAACTTTTCTTGGAATTTTTATTAAAGAGTTCTTATCTCTAATAAAGTTTAATAATCTACCGTTAATGACTGGATAAGCAAAAGTTGAAAATTTATATCCTTTTGAAACATCAAATGTTTCAACACATTGAATTAATGCAATAAATGATTGCTGCTCAATATCATCATAACAAATTTCAGGATGTTTTTTGTGGCTTTGGTGTGCTAATTTTCTAGCTAAACCTAAATTCATCTCAACTAAAATATTTCTTTTTTCTATAGATTTATCTTGAATATAAAGAATCCAAAGATGAGTGTTATCTGGTATTTCACTATTTATATTAATAACATTTTCAGAACTTTTTCTGTTTATCATAAATAAGTAAGAATAATTTTTTTTGTTAGTGATAAACCTGTATCTCCCAATACAGGTTCATATTTTTTTCAATTGTATCATGACCGAGATGTTCTGCCTATCACACCAGAAAAAAGTGGTGTTGCCCCTGATAGTGATAGTTGTTCATTCAACTGGCTAAAATCCCCTTTGATGTCTAATAGCAAAGACAATCGTTGACTTATCCGTAGCATCTCTGACAGGATACCATAAGTTTTTTGCTTTTCACCGTATTGTAAAACATCAGCCTTTATAATTGCGTAGTTTTGTGACCCTGCGGTTTCAGTCAACGATTTTTCCAATTCATCCAATCGCTCTATATCATTAAGAACTTTTTCGCAGAGAGCTAATGAACTTACCGATATAACATCAAGTTTTTTTGATACCATATCAAAATCATTTTTAGAAAGCCCCAATCGCATGATTACTTTTACAATATCATCATTTTTGAAAATCATGGGTTTTAAAATATGTTGATGATTTAATATTATTCCATTTTAAGATATTTTTCAATATATGTAAAAAAACAGCCTCGTAAAAGATGCTGTTTTTTTACATATATCAGATTTTATCAATTATATATCATATAATGAATAATTTAATATTTTAAGTTTCATTGTCTTTAAACATAAAAAACTTTTTATATGATATAAAGTGTTTTCCTCAAAAATACTATCATCATCAAATTTATAAAAAGATTTTTTTATTTTATTGTAAATATTTTTCTTTTTGTCTTTGTTTTGTTGAACAAAAAACTTACCTTTTTTCCATAATCCAACAAAAATAAATTCAAGGTTTTGACATGAACCTGAGATATCAGAAATCCCATTATCGTCATAAGCTATTATGTCAACACTAAATTCACCCTTTTTGTTGTATTTTGGGTAAGTGATAAAAGTATGTTCAATATTAACAAAATCACCAGGTTTGTTTTTTATTTTACATCTTGCACCAAATATAAGATTAGCATTTATTGATATTTCACTATTTACGACTAATTTATATTTATTTACTTTTATTGTCTCCCCTGCTTTATTTTTGACAATCTTTACAGATGGAACTAAAACGCCTTTGATTAATCCTACGGCTCTATGATGACCATTGCCAGGTAAAACTTCATCAACATTATTTTTTTTAAATGTTGATTTTTTATTTTTTACATCTGAAATTATTTTATTGTTTTTGACTGAAACAATTTTTTTAATTTCCGGTCTTTTGAGCGCATCTGTTTTGTTTAGCATGATGTTTTTTTATTTGTTTAAATTGATTATATCAAATTTTTTAACAAAACATTTATATTTTGCGACGCTATAAATATCATATTCAGGGAATTTAACGATTTCATCAAGTGTTTCAAATTTTAATTCTAGTGATATGTTATCATTGTCCAAATTAAAAATTTTGATTACACTCAACTTTATTATATGTGGGGAATTTAATTGAAACCCTTTATAAAATGGCGCACGATGTTCAAAATGAAAAGCTGAAAACTTTTTACCAATTAGATATAAATCAAATCGCACCAACCCCCAACAAAGCCAAATATTTAAAAATTGGAAAAACTCATTTGAATTTTTTGTAAAAAGATTGGTTTCAAAATCAACACCAATCATCTTTAAAAAAAGACTTAATCCAGTTTTTTGAGAATTAACTAACATTAAAAAACCCCTTTTAAGATAAGTGTATTACAATTTTATCTACCATTTTTTCTAACCTCTCTGCAATTTCTTTTCTATGGCATCGTTTGACATCTAATTCACTGCACATCAATATTATATTATAATCTTTGCATAACTTGGCAACATCTTGTAATGCTATAGATGCTCTTTTTTTATCAGGTGGAACCCATTCAGATTTACCCGATGTGTTACCTAAATCTTTTTTTGAGATATATTGGACACCATTGTTTTTACAAACCTTTTCCAACTCAGTACAATGCCATAAAGATGACCATCCATAAGGGGTAAATCTAACATCAATTAAATACTTTATCTCTCGACTCTGAAAGTATTTAATCAACTGATTGTGACTTGTCCGATTTCCGTAGCCAAAAGTAAAAATTGTCATTTTAAATTAATTCCTATAAATTTTTTACAAACCATCTATGAGCATCAGCACCATAATATTTTAATATCACATCTGACATACTCAAATCATCATCTTCATAGTTACCATGCCTTTTATGTAACAAATCATCAAATTTAATGTCATCTATTGTTGGTTTCATTCTAATAAAAGATAGTAAAGGACAATAAACTTTTTCAAAATCACTAATATTAAAATGTTTTAATAAATTTTTTTGAAAAGGTTTTAATTGTCGTGTTAGTTTATTCATTTTAAAACTCCTATAATTTCATCAACACTTGGTAGTTTATTTTCTGACAAAAAAACATCAAAACTATCAACTATGATATACAATTTTTTCCACATTTTGTCGATTTAATCATATCATTTAATGATATTCTTTGCTCTAAAAGATTTATCATATCTTCAAATTTAACATCATCAAACCTAAAAATACATTTAACTTTTTCATCTCTCAAAGCATCATAAATGCTAAAAAATGAACTACTTTTAGTTTTATGACACTCTAAAACACCTTTTACTAAACCAAAACTTTTGTAAATTTTTGACATTATTTTATCATCTCGATGTTGCTAGTAAACTTTTAATCTTTTTCAGATTTTTTTTAGCAGTGTCCATATTTATTTCATAACATGAACAATATGAACCTATACCAAAATCAGATGAATCATAGTTTTCAAGTTTATTTGAAACTATATATTTCCAAACTAAACCATCAACAGATTCATTTTTTAAGTCATCATTAATTGGATGTTGGCATTGAAAAATACCATTATTTAAACCTTTTAGGTGATAACAACTCCAACAATATCGCATTTTTAGCTGTGTTGAAATTAGCCTGTTTTGTTGCTCATCTAAATCATTTAATTTCATATTTTACCTTTAATGACAATTTCGTAAAGACATTACACAATAACCCTCTTTTATCCCTTCAGGAAAGTCTTCATGAGTCAAAACAAGAATTACTTTAAATCTTATAAATCTTTCAGTATATTTATTGTTTTCCCACTCTCTAAGGGTTAAGATGTCACCAACTTTAAAGTTACGGTCATTTAATCTAACTTCAAACTTTTTAACCCCACACCTTAAATTTTCAAAATGTGGATTAATTGTTTTTAGTTCATGTATTGTAATTTTATCTGTCATTACCACGTCCCTCTAAACTCCCATTTTTTTGACGTTCTTCTAACTTTTTAATATTAGTTAACATCACTGTTTCTAAGTCAATATTATAGTGATGCGCTAATAAAGTTGCATAAGCTATAACATCACCTAATTCTTTAGTCAATTCTTGTTTATTAGGTTCTACACCCTCTCTAAAAAATCGTTTTAAAATCTCCATCACTTCCCCAACTTCCCCTGATAAACCAAGACAATATGCAGGAAGTCTGTTTGGAGTATCGTAAACAGAAAAAGTTTTACTAACCTTAACCAATTGGTCTTGATAATCTTTAGGCGTAATACCACAAATAACAGGATAACTCATTACACTAACTCCAATTTTTTACATAAAACAGTTTTATCTTCATCGATTATGTTTATCTCATCATATTTATATAATGAACAATAGTTGCCAACACCAAAATCAGAGATATCTTCATCCTCTAAATTATTAGCAGCTAAATATCTCCAAACTAAATTATCAACTGTCTCACCATGTTTAATCAAATTACTAACTGGATGATTACAGGTAAATTCGCCCGTAGCATTAACATCATCAGCCAAGTGTTTACAGTTCCAACAAAAACCGTCATGTTGATGGAGTGAAATTAATTGGCTTTGGATGCTGTCTAAATCGTTAAGTTTCATTTTTTAACCTTTTGCTTGTTTTTGACAACTGATAACTGAAAACCGATTTACTGACATTCTTTTTCAAGATATTTTTGATAACTAAGTTTTAATTCACAATCCGTATTACTAAAGACTGATTTAATTTTGATGATATGAATACCTCTTTTTTACTAATAAAACTATAACATAATTACAAACAAATAGAAATAGTTTTAGCAAAATATTTTACTAAAAAACATTAATTTCAGCATCATCAATTTTCGCATCATCAAGTTCAGTTTCAACAGGTAAATATTTATATAAATTACAATGTTTTCCTATATTAAAATCACTAACATTTTCATCATATAAACCGTGACTTTTAATATAATCAAGTATTAATCCGTCAACACTCCTACCATTCAATTTATTATTAAACGGATGTTTGCAAGTTAAAAAGAAATCAGATTTAACTGATTTTGATAAATATAAACAATTCCAACACAAGCTTTTATGCTGATGAACACTGATAATATCATTTTGGATTGCATCTAAATCGTTTGGTTTTATGTCAAACCTAAAAAATAATCATTGTTTTTAAAATTATACTCGATATCATGTCTCTCAGTCAATAAAAAAGATGTATAAAATACTCTCTCTCCACAATCGATGATATCGCTAAATTCATTATCATTCAAAAAATCACCCATCCTTTTTACAATTTTGGGTAAGGTTAATATTTTATCGCTCTTAGATAGAACGATATAAATATCTAATTTTTTACTCACATCACCCTCATCAAATACTAACCATTGTCCTTTTGTGGCGACATTTGAATCATGGGTTGGGATTATAAACAAATCATCATCAATAACGTTTGTGGGGCAATATTCTCTTGTTGGTGAAATTAAACAATATGGTTCACCAGGAGTCTTTATCATTGTGACAATATTTTTTATTTTTGAGAAATATTCATTTTGTTTGTTAAACCAAACGCAAAACATTAATTTTTGAGACACAGGGATTTTTTTACTTAATCTGACAGGGAATTTATAATCAGCCCCTTCAGGTATTAGGTTGAAATAACAATCTCGGATGACCATTTTATTTGAAAGCATAATTACTCTGTTTTGTGGTTTGTTTTATTGTATCAGAAATATTAATCATCTAAAGTTGAATCTGCATTGCCTCGCACTAATAATTAAACATTAAATATATCTACAAAAAATATGAATATTAAAACCCATATAAATTGTAAATATATTCAATATAAAACGATAAGTTGACAATATATCTAATCAAAAATCAACTTATAAACTCGATTTCTGATATCAGCTTGAGTAACGCGATTACCTTTGTTAGTCTCAAAATAACCATCACCTTTTCCAATGATATAAAACTTACTACCTTGATTGTCTATCAACATATCACCAACATCTAATGATTTATAAACACCATCCATTAGATTTAAGTTATCTTCTGTTGGTTTATAACTATCAACTGCCAACCCTGTTAGCGGTGGTAAGGGTTTAGCGTTAACCAACACTTGA